GGGGACATGCTGCAACCCTGATGCCAACCCGCCAGAGCCCGCCAGAGCCCCGAACCGGCCCGGCCTGCCTGCGGCATGTCCCCCGGCCCGAACGCTCGCCGTGGCGCCTCGTGGACAGTCGTAGGGCCTGCCTAGAGGCCGGCCCGGCTTAGTGCCGACATCAGCCAGCGGAACCCGAACCCGAACCCGACTACCAGGACCGCTACAATCGTGTAATACATTGCATCCGACATACGCGTGTTACGCATTTTTTGTAATCCTTTCAAGCGTAGTGCTGACCTACGCTGATGCACAACGCATGCCAGGCCCGAACCACTTACAGGTCAGCACTTTGACCCCGGTTTCGCTGTCCGATCGCTGTCCACATTCCTAGAAATAGGACACCACACTGTCACCTACACAGGACACACGCTAGTATGCAATAGTTGTGCCAGGGTTCGACCTGCAATATCGGTGCCAATGCGCCTCCCCCGCTTGGTGGTATAGCCAGGCTTTCGTCCCCCTTTCGCTAGACTGTTGGAGTCCAGGCCCCCCTTCGTGGGGGCCGGGGGGGGGTGGGGGTGGTTCGATTGCGAGCGGCATATCCCGCAAACGTTCGGAAAATAGGACATCAGTCCAGCGCGCGTGTCCTATAGAGTGGACACTAAACCCCACAGTCTGGTATAATAGGGACGCGGGCAAAGAGCGCCCGCCTCCCTCTGCTCAGGAACTGAGATCATGCCAGATAACGGGGTCAACAACTCCGCCTATCCCCCGGTGCCCCTCATCGGCGCGCCTGTCCCCCTACCATCCTCCCAAGCCTCCAACCCAGCCTCCATTGCCGTCGTGCTAGATGACCCGAGGGCAATGACGAACCTCATAACCCAGCTCCTGAGCAGGTCAGGGATGTCCCTAGCGGAGATGTGCAGGCGGTTAGGAATCAAACCCCAGTCGATCCAGCAATACAAGGCCGGGCGGCGCATGAAGCCCTCAGCCGAGTGGTTGGCCAGGTTGGTCCAAGTCTGTGGTGGTAGGCTCATTGTGGAGTTTCCTACCACCCCTCTGGGCTACATTGCGGAACCCGGGAGGCCGCCTAAGGATGAGTAACCACGACCCCTTTGAGCTGCCGAAGAAGGAGGCCGCCCCAGTAGCTGCGGTGCCTCTTCCTACGCCGCAGCAGGCTGAGCAGTTTTGCCTTATGATCAACGCCGGGATGCCCTCCCTGGACGCGATCCGCTACTTCCTTGGGGAGGGCGATTGGACCCCCGGCGCGATTGAGCTGGTCCACAACAAGTGGCTGGGTTCCCGAGCCGTGCAACAGGCTTGGACCGTGATCATGGGGTCGGAGTGGCAGAACCTTGACCTCGACCGTCGAATCCAGTTCTCAATGGATAAGCATTACTCTGAGCTTGCCTATTACGTATATTCCCACAATTTCAGCACAGTGGCTGGCTCCGACATCACTAAACTCAACACGGCACGGGCTGTCCTCGAAGCCAAGCTGGCGGGAACAGCCGGTAAGCTCGACGCCATGTCCCAGTGGCTCGATGACCTGAGGTTGGGAAGAGTCAAGCTCGGCGTCCCTAGCCCGACCCTGCCCTCTGGGTCAGGCCGGGAAGCCCCAACCCCCACCAAAGGGGGTGGGGCTTTGCAACCAAATTGATTTCCCCTATGTATTATAGGGGCCGTGACCCGGCACTTTTCCTAAGGATTTTGCAGATTCGCCTTGAGGCCGTGACCCACCCTTTTCCTCAAAATCAGGCCCATTTTTGCAACTCCGTTTGCTGGGTGGCCGGGCGGTCAAATGGTGCCACCCACTCACCCATGACCCAAATTGTGCTATAATGAGGTCATGGAAAACTTACCTCAGTCACCTGTTACAGTCGGTACTGCCTGCTTATCGTGTGGGAAGGCTCTACAGAACCCTGGTTGGAGTATTCGGTCCAAGACTTGCAACGAGTCTTGTAGGTCTCGCTGGAATCGGCAGCGCCGACCACGAGCTGAGCCTCCGGCAGAGGATCAATTACGGGCCGCTATTAAACTTATTCAGGCTTATTTGAGTGGCAGCTAAGCTACCCAACGACACCCGGGACCTCCTCATAGCGGCGTTCCGGGAACGTGTCATCAGTCGCTTTAGGGGCCAGTGGGGGGATAGCTGGACCCCCTTCCCCCATCAGCGGGACTACTGGCTGGCCTCAGAGGGTCGAATCCTTCTGCAGGGGCAGGAGACCCTCCCTAGCGACCCTCTAGGAGTCGCTGTGACCCTTCCAGACTACTCAGTGCAGTACTGGAAGACTCAGGCCCGCCCGGAGGGCCGGGCGCGCTTCCTGAGCGACCTGGGGGCGTTTAAAGTGGGTAAGTCTATGGGCGCTGGCCTGTGGGCAACGGGCTTCGCGGCCATCCCCGACGCCCGAGTAAACCTTGTTGGGCTGGAATATGACATCTGTGCCCCGGAGTTCGACTACATCTGTGAAGCGCTCCTCTCAGAGCGGGGCATGGGGCTCAAAGCCGCCTCGCTCCAGAACCGCCCCCGGGACGGTAAGATGTGGCTGGATCTGGAGAACGGTGCCCGCTACGAGGCCCGATCATGGGAGCGCAAGGACTCGCTCAAAGGCAAGGAAATCGACGCCTACATCTACTGCGAAGCGTATCAGCTACCTGGTATTGAATGTTTTACCTCATTCAGTCAGAACCTTAGGGCGCGGCGAGGTTACGCCGTCTTTGCAACTACTCCTGATCGCCCTTGGATTAAGCTACTGCATGAGCTGGGCCATGGAGCAGATTCAGAGTGGCATTGTACCTGTGGTATTGATGCCTCTGTTAATGCCTACACCTACGACGAAAGGTCCCGGGAAAGGGACCGCTCGCTGATGACCAAGGAGAAGTATGCTATTCACTACGCCGGGCAGCTCGGGGACTTCGTTGGACGGGTCTTCCAGTATCAACGCGGGCAGGTACAGTTCTCCGCAGGATCCCATCCGCAACTGTTCCGCGGTGGAAGTAGGCGTGAACATCTCACTGTACCCGCAGGTTGGGAGATCGTCCACGGAGCAGACACAGGAACTTATTACACAGCTCTTACCGTTGCTTTTAGCCCTACAGGCGAAGCTTTCGTTCTCGATGAGTATCCAAATTACGATTACGTCGCCGGAACCCCGGAGCGAGACGAAGCCGTTACCATCCCTGGGTGGGCTCGATGGGTGGTATCCACCACGCAATCTCTGGGGAGCGCGAACCGCTCCAGCTTCTGGGCAGACCCTAACAGTCAGTTCAAAGCCGAGCTGCGACAGTACGGCATAAACCTGTTACCTGCAAAGGTCCCAGTCGAAGCTAGAACTGAGATCACGCGCGAATACTTCCAGCACGGGCGGATATGGCTCGCGCCGTGGCTCAAGATACTACCTTTTGAGTTAGAGAACGCCCAGTGGCCCGAAGAAGCAACAGCTGCGGGCAAGTTTCAGAGAGTAAAGGACCGTGACCACACCCTCGACTGCCTCGAACACATCCTCGCCAGACGCCCCAGTGGACGAATCCTCGGTGTCAAGCCCAAAACCGGGCGATGGCTCACCAGCTTCTACCGAGACTTGCCAAAAGAGCGCGGCAATGTCCACACCGGCTGATGCGAGGCTGGCGCTCATTGAGGAAAAGATTGAGTTTATCATGAACTCGGTCATGTTGCCACAGAAAATCAAGGGATTGGTCACCCCGCAGAATCCCCAAGGCTTCAAGACGGCCCTCATACCACTTTTGGTGATGTGGAACACGCTGCAAGAGGTCAAGGCGCGAATGGCGCGCGAGAAAGCTGAGATTTTAGGACAAAACAATGGCTGAAGCGACGTTTCAAGACAATCCGGCGACCCCTGAAGTGCAGGGGGCCCTACTTGATGGCCTGACAGAGGACTACCAGCGCCTGAAGCGCCAGAAGGCCCGTAAGACGGGCGGCATTGAAGGCAGAGTGTTGCTAAATCTCGGATTTGTGGACGATGAGCAGTACATCAACCACAAAAACATGGGAATTTACGTCGATTCGGTCGATGCGAACAAGTTGCAGCTTGTTTTCAACGTCATCAAGCCGAGATTGATGAAACTTCTAGGAAAACTCTCCTCAGGAGACATCGAATATAAGACCCAGCCCGATAAACAGGACCCGCAGTCGAGGAGTGAGGCCGAAGTTTGCGATCAGCTGCTTACCGCCCTCGATGAGAAGCTCCGGGAGCCCTCCACGAGCTGGGAACGTAACTGGTGGATGGCCGTAGGCGGCACAGCCTTCGTTTACACGCCTTGGGTGCCCAACGCGGTCGAAGAACCGATGCCCGTGTACAGCGACACAGGCGAACTCATGTTCGTGAACAAAATCACGAAGCAAGAAGCGCCAGAGTCGGCGCTGAGGCAGCTTCTGGGTCAACCTGGACAGATTCCCGAAGCTTGGGAGATAAAAGAGGACCTCGTACCCACCGGCGAGGTTGGTTGCGAAGTTTTGGGCCCCCTGAACGTCTTTATTGACCAAAGTGTGCGCTCAGTTGAGGATCTGGCCCCGGATCAGTGGGTTCACATCGCGAAGATTAGAACAATGGGCTGGATCGAGGAAAATTTCGGCCAAACGGTCGAACCCGACCAAGATTTTCAGATTGTCTCGACGCATTTCCACCAACTCGGTGAATCGACCGGCGGGGTGTTCCTGAAGGACATGATTCCGCTCATTCAGGGCTCAGCCGATGATACTGACCCCAAGATGGCCGTAGTTGTGGAATCTTTCACCCCGAGGTCTAAGAAATATCCTGAGGGCTACTATGTGTGCTGGGTTCCGGGAAAAACCATCTTACATGAGGATGTGAACCCCTACGGCGACATTCCCCTCGTGGATTTTCACTGGCGGCCGGTCACCACGAACTTCTGGACCACGGACTACGTTACCAGCCTGATTGCGCCGCAGCGCTTCATTAACAAGCGCATGAGCCAGCTTGGAGAGCAGGCCAACGCGACTTTGTACGCAAAGCTGCTACTGGGGCTCGATCTCAAGGCCTCGGACATCCGCCCCGACACCCCAGACCCCATTGAGAAGTCCTTGAGCGAAAACGGTACCCCCCTGATCCAGCGCCTCGCCCCGCCCGAGTTCCCGGCGTGGTTTATGCAGTCGCTGGAGATGACTGTCAAGATGTTCAACGATGTGGCTGGGGGGCAGGACCTGTTCTCGGAAAGCAAGTTCCCCGGCCAGCTCCGGGGCCCGATGGCGGTCCCCATGCTCCAAGAGATCCTCGATACGGAGTGGGGGCCCCTGTTCCAGCACATAGGAGAGCGAGCCGCGCGGGTGAAGCAGCAGAGGCTGGACCGGGTAAAGCAGTTCTATCCCCCGCTTAGAACGATGCATTACGTCGATCGCGAGCAGAAAGACGAGGTGATGGTGTTCCACAGCGACCTGTTGCGTGGGAGCACCAACTACCACGTCACGGTGCAGCGTGGTTCGGTGTTGCCGGAGCTGCGTGCGCTCAGAGAGGCTCGGATCATTGAACGCCTCAATGGCCCCCTGGCGGTGCTCTACATGGATGAGCGAACCGGTAGGTTAGACAAGTCCAAGCTCGCCTCGGACCTCAAGTTTGGCGACGCGGGCCGCGAATCGCGCGAATCGACCTATCGCAAGCTGGGCTCAGAGATCGTGGGTATGCTGTGGAAGGGTCAGCCCGGGATCCCCCCGGTGCTGCCGTTCTATGACCACGCTGTCATGATGGACGAGCTAGAGGCCTCGATGGCCACCACCGAGTACCTCCACGCGTCACCTGCGATGCAGAAAAGCTTCGTGGACCGGTGGGAGATGCATCGGGCGTTCCTGATGCAGGAAGCCCAGATGCAGGCCCAGATGATGCAGCAGGGTCAGATCCAGTCGGCCGTGGCGCAGGCCACGCAGCAGGCTGCGGCGATGGCAGCGGCCCAAGCTGTGGACGAGGCCATGAGCCAGGTTCATGCCCAGAAGGAGCTGGTCCGGGGCGGCCAGACCGGTCAGATGGTCAGGCAGGCTGAGCAGCAGACTGAGCAGCGGCGGCCTGAGGGTCCCCCCAAGAAGCGTAAGTTCACCGTCTCCCGCGAGGAGTCCAGGTAATGCCTTTCAAGTCTCAGGCCCAGCGGCGTAAGTTCCATGCGCTAGAAGCGCGTGGAGAAATCTCCCCCACAACTGTTAGGGAGTTCGAGCACGAGACCAAGGGCCGCGCCCTACCGGAGCGCAAAAAGGCCAAGAAGCGCGTCTACAGGCGCAGGCCCCCGATGTAATTGTCCTCAGAAGTGGACACTTGCCTTAGGTGTCCACTTTATGCTACACTAAGGCGTCACCACCCTCTACCCACAGCGCTCCTGCTGCGGCTAGAGGCAGCGAATCAGCCTCCCAGAACCACCCAACAGGACTCACCCCCTCGAAGCTGAACCACCTATTGGGACTCTTAAGGGATCCACTCGACTGAAAGGTCAGGTAATAGCTCATGTCACTTGAAGCCACCCCCTCCCAGGCACCGGAAACCGCAGCCGCCCCGTCTGCATCCGCGCCTGCCCCTCAGCCCAGTTCGGCACTAGACGTCAATCATGACTCGGTGCTCAGGTTTGAGGGTAAGGAGATTCCTTTTTCCAAGCTACGGGGTCTTGAGTCAGAACACACCAAAGCCACCCAAGCGTTGTCGGAGGCCCGAAGACAGGCTTCCGCATACCAGCAAGCCATTCAGGAACGTGACGCACAGATTCAGCGTTTCCGGCAGGCCGCTGGGACCCAGCCCAATGCCCAAGCCGATGCACTTGCTCAGCTCCGCGCCCTCTCCTACGTGAGCGGCGAGGAAGCGGCAGGAATAGTCGAGCACATGCAGGGTCAGAACCGACAGCTCCAGGCCATCGCTTACATGCTGGCGCAGAAGATCGCCCAGCTGGAGCAGAATGTCAGTGGGGTAACGGGCCAGTACGCAAACCAGAACTTTTCAAGCAAGATTGCGAAGTTCCGGGACCAGCTTCAGATCCCCGAGCGCTTCCAGAAGCGCCTTGAGGAGCTGTATCTGGCGTACGAAGGGGACGACTTGGACGACGAGTTCCCACGCATCGCCAAGGAATGGTATGACGACATTCAGGCGGGTTTCCAAGATGTGCAGAAGGCGCGCATCGAGGCGGCTCGTCGGGGGCCGTTCATTCCAGGAAAAGGCGGGCAGGGATCTCCCTCGCGTCCGCTTGAGATGAAGGGCAATGAAACGCCCGCAGAGCAGGCTGAGCAGGTTGGGAGGATGTTCGGGCTCTTCGAGTAAACAATGGCACAGGTATCCAACGTCCAGGAGGCCTTGAAGTACACCTATGGTGTAAACAAGGTCCTCTACCTCTTTAATGAGGAGTCAGTGACGTGGGCCCTCCACGCGGGCAACAAGAAGCCCATCGGAGGCCGGGGTCAGCACATTATGCCCCTCTGGGTTCAGAACCCAGGCGCGTTTACCGGTATCATCGAGGGAGGCGCTCTGCCTGCCGCGTTGCAGCCGGACACGACCGAAGCGACTTGGTTCTTGCAGGAATACGTGGCCACGTACGATGTTACGTGGAAACTGATTCAGGACGCAAGAACTGACAAGTTCGCCTTCGCGCGTGCGGTTCAGATGCTCGACAGCGGCCTCAAGCGCCGCATTTTCCGCAACCTGAACTCGGACCTCATCGGTACGGGTAAGGGTGAGCTTGGTGTTCTCCCGGCGGCTGACAACCAGGTCACGGTCACCCTCAACACGCCCTTCCGGGGCGAGGTTGGGATGGTGGTCGATGTCATGGATGACACCGACGATGACACGAAGCTGGCGGACTCGGTGACAGTGACAGCTGTCCTGCCGCTCACTAACGAGGTTACCCTCTCGGGTGCCCCTGCGGGTACGGCGGCTGGCGACTACATCGTCATCCAGGACACGACCGACGACTCGATCAACGACTCCCTGCACTCCTTCGGGCTCATGTGCGCAATCGACAGCGCGAACCCTGAGGCGGTTGTTGGGAACTTCGGCAACGTCAACCGTTCGACGGCTGGCAACGAGTTCTGGCAGAGTGCGGTTCTTGCGAACGGCGGCGTGTTGCGGCCGTTCACCGAGGACCTCGGCATTCAGGCTCAGGACGCGGTGCGGCTGAAGGGCGGCGGAGTGCTTGATCGCTGGCTGACCAACCTTCCGATCACGCGGCGCTACCACGAGATGCTGAGGGCGGAGACGTTTGCTACGTACTCCAGTCCGCAGGCCATCGGTGGTGGGCTGGGTCGTAAGGGCGGCAAGCCGGGCGAGACTGGCAAGACGCCGTATGAGTTCTCAGGGATTCCGTGGCACGTTGATCCTTATTTCTACGCCAACACCATTATCGGGCAGGACAGTTCAGCGTTCTACCTCGGTGTCGGCGAGAACGAGGTTCCGCGGCCGATCTCGGAGATCTTCGACAACGTTCCGTTCTTCCGTCAGACCGCGAATGCGACCTGGGAAGTTGTCTGGTATTACCAGATGCAGCTTGTCAGTGACAATCCCGCGGCCGGTGTGAAGATCTCGGACATTGCCGAGAGCTAAGGCCTAAAGTGCAGGCCTAGCGGCTTGCTAACACTAGCGAATAGGAGGGGGTTCTGCCTCCTCCTATTCGATTTCTTTAGCGAGGAAAACATGGCAAGTTTCAAAGCAATTGCAGTAAGAGCCCCGCGGCGCGTCGAATATGTTCAGACGGCAGCGGCGGGCACGGCCCCGGACGCATACGTGTTCGTCAACCCCACAGGCTCAGGCGAGTACTTCGAGATCTCGGAAGTGGCCTATGTCTATGATGTGGTTGGGGGCGCGTCGGCAGCGGCGGACGTGAAGATTGTGCCCAGCGGCACCGCGTTGGCGTCAGGCACCACGGCGCTGACGGCTGCGGCCGATTTGACGGCCACGGCGCGTATCCCGCGCAAGGCGACCCTGGCGACTTCTCTGTCCTCACGGACGGTGAAGCCGGGGGATAGCGTTGCCATCGATACGAGCGGCACGCTGACCGGCTTGACCGGGCTGGTAGTGCAGATCACGTTCAATCCGATCACGGTGAAGAAAGTTAAGTAACGTAACAGGCGAGGGCCGGGAGGGATGAACTCTCCCGCCCCCTTTCCTAATTTTAGGAGTAAGCCAATGAGTGCTGCTGTAAAGAATACGTTCGATCCGGTCCGCTACTCCCTGCAGGAGTGCGAGTTCCTGATCGCCAACTTGGGACTGCCACCGGCGGTAGCGGTGCGCAACATCGGGGTTGGAGTGAACCCCAAAGCTGTGTTGCCAGCCGTGTCCCGAATCTATGAGTTAATCGAGCTGGAGAAGCACGCCGGGCTGGAGTGGTGCGGACTAGCGCCCATCAAAGCCACGCTGCAAGCCTACCTCCAGCAAGCCGACAAGTGGTCCCTCGACAGGCGGCGTGGAAGGGTGAGGTTCCCGTCGATGGCCTCCTACGACGCCAAGGGGCGGCCCCACATGGCGGGGACCGGCGCTGACGGGCAGTTCGTGCGAACATACTTCGACGCCGAGGGACAGCGGGTGCCCTTTGCGATCGAACTTGTGGCTGAGGGCCAGAACGAGTGGAAGCCGGACTGGACCACCTCAGATGAGCCCAAACCGGATTCTGGTATCTACATCAACCACGACCTGAATCGTATCGAGTGCTTCTGCGGCCATGTGGAGAAGTTCAAGGCGGAAAACCGAGGGTCATATAACGCAGCTCGCGGACGCATCTCGCGCCACCTTCGCTCTACGAACGAGGAAGCCGAGCGCCATCGTGAGATCCATACACTGGAGTTCGGTTCGTGAGGTCACGGCAGCTTAACAGCAGCCGCACCATCAGCCGCAACCTAGGCCAACCCAGCAAGGTGCTGCCACCGGAGTCGATCCTCCAGTGGTGGCACCCCGGCAGACCAGGGGTCAGAAGCGGCCCCGCATGGTTTGATAAGAAGTTGATGGAAGTCTCGGACGGTGAGCTGGCCGTTACGTGGAACTCTTACATCGAGCGTTGGCAGGTCTGGGTGAAAGCGCCCCGCATACAGAATAAGTATGTGAATGGTTGGAATCTCCTGTTCGTGGTGCAGAACGACGACAGGACCTACAGGCCCCTTGATGAGCGTGTCCTAGGCAGACTCTACAGCTGTTCGATGCGTCAATGGGGAACGCTCAAGGCCTACCACGACGCCATCGAGCGCGTGGAGCGCGAAGAGACCGAGGCCCGCGAGAAGGCGAACTGGAACGACACCCTAGCGCAGGCCATGGAGTCGTTCGACCACTCTCAAATCAAAGTGGGCTACGGGCCCAGTTCCGGCAGCAAGTTTTCAGACTATCATAGCTAATGGCTACAGGACAGGACCTACTCAATCGAATGGAGCTTCTGGACCAGGAGCTTCAGTTGCAGCCCGCTGAGGCAGACGTAGCGCGTGGGCTGCTCGCGCTCAACGTGGCCCAAGACTACTTGGAGACCCTGTTGGCGCGCAGGCCCAACGTCAAGGGCTCCACAGCAGGGACAGTAACCACGACAGGCTCAACTGAGACCACCGCGTTCCCGGTCGGCGTCTTGCGAATCGACCGTCTCCAGTTCATCAATCCCGACACTAACCTGCCGCAGTGGGACCTCTACAAGATTAAACGAGTGGGTGGGCACGCATACCGACGAGCGTGGCCGTGGAACCTCATTTCGACATTTTCTGTGGGCCGCCCCACGGGCTACTTCACTAACGCGCGGTTAATCTACTGGGACCCGCTCCCGGACGCTACACACACTATCAGGTGGTATGGCCTGCAGCAGGCCGCGGACATCACCGCAGGCGGAACCTTCCTCTACGACGACACCGTGATGCTACCGTTGGCGGCGCTAGCCGTAGCGATCCTCTCCAGGGGCCTTGGCGACGAGGCGGGTGAGATCACGCAGCTGGCCAGCGGCATCCTGAGCCCGGTTGTAAACGAGCTTGATAGCTACGACCGCGACGGCGGCACCCAGTTTGAGTACAGCGAAGTTCACCTTACTTAGCGGTAAAGAGCACCGCACCTTGAGGTTTTATTAAATGTCCACCCCAGTTCAGTCAGAACGTGTAATCGTAGCGCAGAGTGCGCTAAACACCGCGGGAGTGTGGAACTCCAGTGACATCACCCCCTACGCCCAGCTTGGCGTCTACGTCGAGTTCGGGGCGGGCACCTCGGCGGGCGTTGTGATGCTCGAAACCGCAGCCAACGAGAACGGCCCTTGGGTGCTTGTGCCGAGCGGGACCTTCACGTGGGCCGCCGCCAGCACAGTGTTGTACGGGCGCTTTGATGGACCCTTCTACGCGGTGCGTGCTAGGATTAGCACGGCGATTGTCGGGGGCACTACCACAGTAACGTTTGTTGGTAATAGCTAAGAGGCCCCGTGCAAGCGGACCTCCAGGTTCTTCCCTACACGACCTTTCTCGGCACGAATGAAGGCATAACCCCCTTCTTGCTGCCCGAGATCTATTCGCCCAGCGGCTCACAGAACAACTTCATAGACAAGCTGGCGCGGATCAAGAAGATCCCCGGCTACTCGAAGCAGACTGCCTCACCGATAACCACCAATACTGGAGGGTCTGCGACCCTAGTACGGAATCTCTTTCCGTACCGTAAGACCGAAGGTGGATCTGTCACGCGCCAAGTCATCGGCATCTTCGATGACGGTGTGGACGAGTGGGAGATTTGGACCAGCGCCGACTCAGGTGCGACGTTCACGTTCCGAGAGGACTTGGGTGCAAGCTCGGTTGGTCGGATTGCTGACCTGTCGCAGTATCGTGACAACCTGTTCATCACCAACGGAGTGATGGCCCCGCGCAAGTGGAACGGCACCGTGCTGAGCACGGCCGGTGCCACGCAGTCCCCCACGCCCACAGCGGCGGTGAACCCCACTGCAGGCAACCTAGAGGGGACCTACAAATACAAACTGGTTAGCGTCGAGAACGATGGCACCCGCGGTCGCGGAAGTGTGACTTCTAACGTCGTCACGCTGCAGGACAAGCAGGTGGACCTGACGTGGACGGCTGATGCCAACACGGATGTGGTGGGTTATGAAGTTTACCGAACTACTGGCACTGGTGCGTTTTATTACTTCGTCGCCTTTGTGGAAGGCAGGCTTACTACAGCCTATACCGACGACATCGAGGACCTCGAGATCCTTGAGAACCGCCCCCTCACCGATCACGGTGACGCCCCTGGAGTGGGAACCTACTTCTGCGAGCCACACAAGGACCGCATCTGGTGGCTGCGGACAGACACGAATCCCCTGAGAGCGTTCTGGAGCGACCTGGGTATCGCTGACTCCGTGGGTGAGTCGAGCTATTTGGACTTCTCCGACGCCGAGACTGGCAGTGACGTCATCACCGGCGCGTTCGGCGGCTTCGAGGGCCAGCTATTAGTCTTCACTGAGCGGTCCGTCTGGACCGTCTCCGGAACGGGAGCCGTAATTGGGAACATCGTTGACTTCTTCAGGAAGCGCTCAAACGCGCAGGCAGGGACGGTCTCGCACCGCACCGTCGTCAAGGTCCCGGAAGGATCCATCTTCGTTGACGAGCGCGGGGACCCGCAGAAAATCGGGCGCAGCGCTCTTGCCTACCTCACGCCGTACAACGACATCCGAATCTTCTCGGGGGACAACGACACTATCATTTCCCACCCGATCAAAGAGGCGCTAGCGCAACTAAACTACGCCAACCGGGCGAAGTGCCACGCCTTCCACGACGTTGAGACGGGGCACATAGTTTGGTTATACCCCCATGCCGGTGCGACAGAGCCGAATCGCGCTGTGGCGTGGAACTACCGACTCGGTTCATGGCATCGGTGGTTCACCCTCCCATTCGCTTCGGCGGCGGTGCTAGACGCTAGTGGAGACGCGCAACTCATCCTTGCGGGCAGTTCTTCTACAGCGACGGGAGGTTATGTTTACGAGTTCTGGGACACCAACGCATTCGACGGCAGCGCGATAGATTGTCGGTGGATGACGAACACCATTTACGGCCAAGCGGGAACAGGTGTATATAAGGGCCGCGATGCCGCAGTGCAGGCGCTGCCTTACCGCAAGCGCTGGCGCTGGGCCGACTTTTACATTCAGACCACTG